CTATACGTTTTAACATAGTTACCCTTTCACGATAAGTTTAGTTGCCGATACAGCCGTCCCTGCAAAGACGCTAGGATCATCAGCCGTTGTATCTAATGTGCCATCCGTCTGAACGTAGTAGCTTTGCCCTGATGTTAATCCTGACAGGTTGTCAGCTATTGCACCTTGCGTATCTATGATAGCCCCTGCTGTGTCTGCTGCACCACTACGAGCTATGCCTATGTAGTTTTCGGAGGTGATGTTTGATTCAGTAGATGCGTTTTGAAATACTATTGATGTGCCGTAGTTAGAGTTGCCATTATCTCTGTAAGCTATGACAACTTTGTTTAAGTCAGAGTCATAGATTGCTGAATTATAGGTTGAATTAGCAGTTTCATAAACAGAGGCACTACCAAAACTAATTGAAGTCCCACTAACTGTTCCGACAATAAGCGTACCATAGTTACTGTTTCCTACATCTCTGTACGCAATAACAACCTTCTGAACATTATTGTCATAAGTGATTGAAATAAAATTAGAGCTAGCACTTTCAAACACAACAGCACTACCAAAGCTAATAGACGTACCACTCACAGTGCCTACTATAGCTGTACCATACTCAGAGTTACCAACATCTTCATAAGCTATTACAACTTTTTGTGCGTTAGAGTCATAAACTCCTGAAATGTACTCAACCGTAGCACTCTCAAATACAACGGCAGTGCCAAAACTAATAGACGTTCCGCTTACAGTACCAACAATAGCAGTTCCGTAAAAAGAGTTACCATTATCTCTATAAGCTATAACAACTTTTTGAGCACTAGCATCATAGATAGCTGAAATATAACTGGTAGAACCACTTTCAAATATAACAGGAGAACCAAAGCTAATTGAAGTACCTGATACTGTTCCTACTATAGCAGTGCCTTTGCTAGAGTTAGCAAAATCTCTATAAGCTATGACAACTTTCTGAGCATTAGCATCATAGGCTGCTGAAATGACTTCGGTACTCGCACTCTCAAACACAGCAGCAGAACCAAAACTAATAGACGTTCCACTAACTGTTCCTACTATAGCAGTGCCGTATTCAGAACCGCCAACATCAGTATAAGCTATAACAACTTTCTGAGCGTTAGTATCATAAATAACTGACATGTTAGTGCTATAAGCACTCTCAAATACAGTAGGAGAGCCAAAGCTGATAGACGTGCCACTGACTGTTCCAACGATAGCCGTACCGTAGCTAGAGTTGCCACCATCCCTATAAGCTAAAATCACTTTCTGAGCATTAGAGTCATAAACTCCTGAAATAAAATCGGCAGTAGCACTCTCAAATACAACAGAAGAACCAAAACCTTCAGTAACAGTTGTCTCAGAAACAACACTCACCGTCCCATCAGAGTTCACAACTACAGGAGTACCATTCGTCAGCGTACCACTAGCTACAGCGTGTTCCTGTCTTGGTACGCTTGGATCATTACCAATGATACGCATGATGTTTTACTCCCCACCCTCTTCAGCGTCTGGGTCTACCCAATCAGGGTTGGCTGCCCAAGTTGTGCCGTCAAAGGTATACTTGTTGCCTGTCCAATCTTCGGGTGCGTTGGTTACATTGTCAGTGATTGTAACTGTGGTGCTATTGAGGTCAGCAATAATAAACTGAGCAGGATCACCCACTGTAATATTATCTGCTGTCGCTGTGATTGTTACGTCATCTGCAAGTAGATATTTGCTTAGACCTGTTGACGTTTCTACGATAGTTTTCATTCTTTAACCTTTCACTATTAGTTCTGTAGCTGATATAGCAGTTCCTGCTGTTACTGAGGGATCATCTGCTGTTAATCCTAGTGTGCCATCCGTTTGCACAAAATATGTTTGCCCTGCTGTAAGGCTGCTTTGGTTTCTGTCGATTGTGTTTGTTGTGTTTATTGCAGCACTCTGTGTGTCTGCGTATGCACCGTCAGAAAAGCCTATGTAGTTTTCTGAGGTGAGGGTTGTAGAAGTAAATGAAGGTCTATAAGAAACTGCTGTTCCATATTCACTATTAGCATTATCTTTAAAAGCTATAAGACTTCTATTTACATTACTGTCAAACGATATGGAAGTATAACCTGTAGCTGAACCTGAGGTAAATTCCTTCGGTGTATCAGCAACAACAGTTGTGCCAGAAACTTTTAAAGGAAACACATAACCACGATTTGAATAACTACCACTTACTGTACGTGGATAAACAACAAGAACTTTCTTAGCATTAGAATCATATATCACATTACCATGCGAGCTTTCGCCATAGTCTCCTGTATTGTCAAATGCAACAGGAGTACCAAAACTAATACTTGTGCCAGAAACAGTGCCGACAACAGCAGTTCCTCGTTTGAAGTCCGTAGAACCAGAAGTTTCGTGGTCTTGCCTATAAGCAATAACTACTTTACCAGTATCACTGTCAAACGCTATACCAGAGTGGTTTATCTTACCTGATTCAAATTCCACCTCTGATCCAAAACTAATATCTGTTCCACTGACCGTTCCAACAACAGCTTTACCTTTACTTGAGTCACCATCATCTCTAAACGAAACAACTGTTTTGTTGTTAATGCTATCGTGAACAGATCTAGTTTTTTCTGTAGTGCCACTGTTAAAAACAACAGGTGTTCCAAAACTTATGCTTGTACCACTTACAGTTCCAACTATTGCAGTCCCGTAACTACTATTGCCATAATTTCTATAAGTAATAATAACTTTTCCTGCTGTGCTATCAAAAGAAATACCTAGTTCAGCGTTATTTGCGTTATTAAATTCTGTAGCACTGCCCCAAGTTACAGTAGTTCCTGATAAAGAACCGACTATTGCATAACCATGATTGCTGTCATTACCATTCCTAAAAACAGTAACAATTCTATTGTTTGTGCTATCAAAGGCAGAGGCGATTTGTTGATGGTCTCCTGATAAAGCAACAGCATCAGTACCAAAAGAAACACCACCATCTGATGCCACCGTTGCAACTACATATCTCATGTTAGGACTAGTACGATAAACAATTATATGTTTATTATTAGAGCTATCAAAAACAGTAGTAATAAAAGCAGAATTAAGTGCATTAAAAGCACTTTCTGTTCCTAGAGCTTCTGTTGTAGTGGTTTCACTAACACTGCTCACAGTACCATCAGAGTTGACAACAACAGGAGTACCATCAGTTAAAGCACCAGAAGCAACTGCTCTGACCTGACCATCTTTTGCAATATTACCGAAAGATTTCATTAAGCTACTTTCTATTAAGCGTCATCAATCTCTTCATATGAACAAACAGCGGATAAATCCCCTGCTGCACTTGCTTGTATTTTCAGTATGTCACCTTCTACTAAGTACAGCCCCATGTTCTTATCTATGGGTAGCAGTGAACTACCTGCTGCTACTGTAATGCTTTTAGCTATGTAGTAGTCTACACTTGATCGTGTAATCCACACAGATATATCAGCAGAGTTAGTGCCATCTATGTTGGCTATAACCAGCGAATTAATTTTTAATAATTTATCTGATGCAGCGGTTAATAAACTTACCGCACTTGCAGCAACATCAGCATCTACGGCTGTATTAGCATAAATACTGCTCACTGCGACTACATTTGGATTTGCCATTGAAAAACTCCTTTACTATCCAAATACCATTGCCATCGCTATAGCCTTACCAGTTGTTGCTTTAGCGTCTAATTGAGTTTGTATTGGTGAAGTTACACCATCTACATACCCAAATTCTGTTGCAGAAACTCCACCTAAAAGCGTATCTAAATTTGTCCAATTAGAATTTAAATAACCACCCCAAGCGTCTTCGTCTCCGCCAACGGTAGGTAAGTTCCAAGAATAATTAGTTGTTGATGCTGGCATTTATGCGGCCCTCTCTAAATAATCTGCTTCCGTCCAAGATGTACTTGGGTCTGATACGTCCGTCCATGTGGTTGTTGGGTCTGGTGCATCAAGCCATTTATACCTTGAATTAATTGCTATTGAAGCAGCAGCATTTATATCTGCTGCCATTAATCTGACGCGATTATACTCTATATTTACGCTAGATGATAGTGCAATATTTGCCTGACCTACAACATCTATCACACCGTTTGCAGTCATAGTAGATGTTAAAGTTACATTTGAACTTGCATCGGCAATGCGCGTACCAGCACTTGTGACACTACAAGCAAGGCTAATTGCAGCAGCACCTTCTTCTACACTGTGATTGATGCCATATATGTATGATCCATAAGTATTTTTACCGTACCCAGGTCTAAAACCTGGCACTTCTGGATATTCTACCGCTACAGCTACAACTACGCCTTGACAAACTATGTTGACCGCAGATGTTCTAATTCTACCTGCTGAAACGGTTACATTTGAACTACACGTTACAGTTGTCGCAGCATCAATAATAACATCAGCATTTGCTACTACACTTGATGAGCAACTTATATTTGCTGCGCCTTGCGTTGTTTCTGGTTGCCCATAAAGCCCAGCCCCATATAGGCCAGTATTGTATGTAGAACGTAGAGCCATTAAGCTAATGTAATATCAAGATCACCTGTTGGAATGCGGAAAACGTCACCATCATTGATAGCTTTTGCAGTTGTTAATGCACTATGCACAATCATATCACCACCAGTCGAAGCAGTCATTACGGCCATGTGTGATATAGTTCCCCAATTACCACCAGAAGCGGCTGGAAACTCTACTGCTGCTGAATTTGTAGCTAAATCTCCTGAAACATTGAAACTTACGGCTGTTCTTGCGTAGCCGTTTCCTGATATTTCATTTGTAGTTGAACCACTGTCAGTTGGATCAGCAGTAAATAAACCAACGTACCAAGCAGTCGGTCTTGTAACACTTGTAGCAGTAAACACATAATTTAATACGTGTGTTTCGAAAGTATTGGTGAAAGACATTATTATCTCCGTTAGATCAATCTAGGTGCAATATACACCATTTTGTTAAGCATAACTAGATATAATAATTCTGCGACCAGAACCACCAAATCTAGTATCGTCTGAGGCTTTTTGCAAAGAAGCTAATCCATTTTGATATAAACTAGCCCACGTTTGCATTCTTGCGTCATCCAGTAAATAAGGCGCTGACTGCATCAACGAACCATATAAATATAAATCTGGGTCAGACTGCAATAACCAGTTGAAAGTGGTAGTGTCACTTAGTTTAGGTATTTCTGCATAATAAGCAAGCTGCATTGGATATTCACCAGCTGGAGTTGGAAATACCTCTATACTATCGCCTATTTGAGCGTAAAACTGTGGTACGCCTGTTGTATCTCTATTTAATTCTCGTTTTTGCAACATATCTTCTGCACCAATTAAATCTAGCCGAACCGTTGCTGCGTCTGTTATGTTAAATCTAAAAGTTTCTAACCAATCGGCAGGCACTTGTATGTAACGACTATCTAATGTTGCGTCTACTCGCTCAATCATTTTATAATGTCGAAGTTTTCTGTTTAAATCTGCCTCACATAATGAAATAAAATCAGGAATAACGCTTGTTAAATCGTCTCTGTTTAACCAATTCCCAACAGCAGTTTTTAATTCACTATACGTTGTTATAGCCATTTAACATTCCCAATTTTTTCGTGACCAATAATTTGCAGAAAATTTATCATTTGCGCCTTTTATCCCACTTGATCTAGCACAGTAACTTTTTTTGTTTTCTGCCCTGTTTGATTTTACACTCATGTTAGGATCACCAAATTGCACAACTTTAATTTCGTCACCTTTTTTTGCAAGCACTTCCATGTCTTTGTTTTTAGAACTTGATTTTTGTGGCTTATTAAATCCACGAAATGTTTTCCCACGATATTTTAGTTTACCATTTACTCTTTTAGCAGCCGATGCTTTTGCCATTTTACATATCCAGAGAAATTGCTAGCTCGTTGTACTTATTTTGTATTAATCTTCTACGATCTTCAGAAGGAAGCATAAAAAAACCTTCGCCCATTTCATCAGCAACTAAATTTGCCGCTAATTCTTCAAGCGCATTTTGCTGAGGGCTTACCATTGCTGTGTTCATAGGAGAAGCCACATCTGCTTGAGGATATGCAGAAGGCGCTGTCATGTCAAAACCACCGCCCACCTCGTAAGGATTGGTAAACGGCACTGTAACGCCTTCCATTAGCTGCATAGACATATTAGGATAATCTTGCATTGGATTTGGTTCAACTTGTTCACCAGGAACAAATCCTCTACGGTTTTGCAATCTCTCAATTCCGTCACGATTTGTTAATTCACTAATCACATCAGTTATTGCGTCAGTAGTATCGTTTTTACGATCTCTTAATCTATCTTCATAGCCGTAAGGACGTGTCAGTGCGTTTGCCAAAATACTTAGAAGACCACCGCCTTCAAAACGTTCACCACTTCTACCTGCGCCACCACCATCAATTAGATCAATTAAACTTGTATATCTTGGCTGTTCGTCAATATAGGCCATTTTTTATTCCTTGGCTAAACACTTACCTGCCATAGCACATTTATTAGGAGTTGGACACCCTTTGCATGGCTTGAAGCTTTTTGCTGATGAATATTTACCTACTCTCATTTTTTCTTACCACCTTTTTTCTTACCACCTTTATGATACCCAGGCATTTCACGCACTCCTTTTTTTTGATGCTTTTGCTTTTTTCCATAAGTCAGCATCGGCTTTTCTAGCGCCACCTCTGCCACTTATAAAACTATTTACTCTACCCATGCTCCAAGCTGCCATTGAAACATTTCTAGAACCAGAACCTAAATATGCTGCATCACCACGTTTTTTGACTTCTTTTAAAATACTAAGCGAAATACCACTTTCTTTTGCTTTATTAGCTAACGCGGTTTCGCTACTTCTTTTTTTTGGCTTGGGCGGCACGGCTTTTACTCACTTTCTTTACATCAATTGGTAAACCAAGTTTATATTTTCGTTTTGTTTCTAATATTTCTTTTTCTTTTGCATTAGGGTTTTTTGATCCCTGCAAGTATTTTTTAGGTACACCTTTTTTTGTTTTAGCAACCTTTTTAAATTTACGAGCCATGGTTTTGTTTACCACATTATGCAATTCCACGCAAATTTCTTTTTATTGGTTCGCCCCACTCTTGCTGTTCTTTGCGTCCAATTGACATGTATCTAAAGCTATCGGCTGCATGTGATGTCCAATCATGCAAAGGTCTACCACGCCATGCTTTGTTTTTTTCGTCAAATTCTCTACGATATTGTCTTAATGCTTCAATGCCACGCCCACAATTTTTTTCATCAAACCAACAACGATTAAGCATAGAACGTGCTGATTGTATTCCATCATCTATAGAAAGTTTAGGAGCTATAGATATGTTATTAACACCAAGAGCATCCAATGTTTCTAATCTGCTTTTCCCTGTACCAAGCTCTTTTACTTTCACATCATGTGGTAATATATGTTCTGTGTAATGATAGCCTTTTTCATCTAACACCTTTGCATAATGGTCTAAACCAACACCTGACATTTCGTAAAAATCTATCAGGCGTATTTCTTGCCCTACAAATTGAGCAAACCATAATGACGTACTATCGCCTATTCCTAAATCCCAAGAGACCGTTACACCAACACTAGGATCATATGGCACTTTTGCAATACGTTTCTCTTGCGTAGCTGTTTTCATTTCCATTGCATAATATGCGCCTTGAATAGCTGCCTCAAAACTACATTCAAACTCTTGCTCATAGCGATCTTCGCCCATAGTTTGTTTAGCTTCTTCAAGTTCTTCTGAGTCTAATATTGACGTTTCAGAAGCCTTAAACATCGCAGCGTACCAATTTCCATCGTTTTGAGCATCGTGCCAAATATCCCAAAAATCATTTTTTCCTTTGGGAGTTCCAATAAATGTCGCTCTTCCTTTACGATCTGATAAACTAGGACGAATAACAGAAGGCCAGGCGTTTGCAGGAAAATCAGCTGGCTCATCTAACACAACGCTATCAAAATATAATCCACGCATTGCATCATAATTATCTGCGCCAAACAAACGAATGCGCGAACCGTTAGGAAAGTCTACGCGCAATTCACTTGCGTTTACTAAGCTACCCTCAACATCTCTTGTGTACTCCAATAAATAATCCCAGGCAATAGCTTTAGCTTGTCTATAATATGGCGCTATATAAGCAACACGAACATTTTTACGCGGTATTGTTAATGAGTCTTTTATTAAATCATTAATAGCGGCAACGGTTTTACCAAAACGTCTATGAGCCACAATAATAGCATAACGCTCTTTACGTTTATGAAATGGTTTAAGCATCTCACGAGGTTTATATTTAATTGTCCTCGTCTTCATTATCCATCCATTTGTAAGCTATTACATGTTCACCGTCATTTCCAGAACCCTCAAATTTCTGGGTTTCTTTCCAACCAGCTTGTGTTTTTAAATAAAATATTTGCGCTCCTAAATCACCACCCCTTGCTTTTTGAATAAGATTTTGCGCCACAAAACCCACGGCTTTGGCTTTACCCTTTTTATACTGTGCAGAAACTTCTTCATCTCTTTCCATAATATCATAGAAAACACGTCTACTTATACCAAAGTAATCTGCAATCTGTTCTACGTTAAGCACAGCAGCTAATGTTTCCAGCTCACTCTTTTGTTCTTTAGTAAGTTTTATTGATGGTCTGCCACCCTTGTTTTTTTTATTCATCTCATAACCTATTGAAAAACCTACGTAAAATGTAAGAACGCGCTAAAGATATGACGGTAAAAGCTAAAGAGATAGACAAGGCTTTTTGTGTTGTTACGTCATAACCGTGCATAGGTAGTATAACATAAGTTGCTGCGGTTGCGATTGTGTATCCTATTAGCACGTTAGTAACCGCTTCTACTCCACTCATTACGCGGCTTTGCATCTGACCGCCTTTAAATCATGGTAAGTTTGTCCTGTTTCCTCAAAAACGGCTAATTTACCAGTATAGTCTTGCCAACGCTTGATTATAACATCGCAGTATTTAGCGTCTAACTCCATTACACGGCATTCACGGTCTATTTTTTCACACGCTATTAACGTAGAACCTGAACCGCCAAATAAATCTAAAACTAACCCATTTACCTGAGAGCCATCTTTTATGGCTTTTAAGCATAACTCTACTGGTTTCATAGTTGGGTGTAGATCGTTTTTCTTTGTGCGATCTATACGCCAAATATCCATGCCGTTTTTACCGCCGTAAAATTTATGATTATTAACCCAGCCGTAAAAAATAGGTTCATACATACTCATATAATCACTATTACTTAGAGTATGATTACCTTTATCCCATATAACTAATGAACGGCATTTTAACCCAACACGTTCTAAACTTGCGTAATATCCATCTATCCCCAGGCGATAGAAAGTAATATAAAACGCACCGTCCACATAAGTTTTTATGGTGGTATTGATTGCGTCTAAAAATGCCTCGCCGTCTTTCTTTGACATCTTATCGTTTTTAATTCCGCCGTGGGTAGCGTTAAACGATTTAGAACCGTCCGCGTGTATTCCGCCAGTAAAGTCCATAAGATACGGTGGATCAGTGAAGCACATATTAGCTTTTTTATTTTCTAATAGTTTATCTACAGCATCAAAATTCGTGCTATCGCCGCACATCAGTCTGTGGTTGCCCAATATCCAAACATCACCCTCTACCGTAACAGGTTGTTCTGGTGCATCTGGAACATCGTCCTCGTCGGTCAAGCCGTCTTTCTCTGGCTCATGTAGCAGCTTCGCCAATTCGTCCGCGTCAAAACCTGTGAGGCCAAGATCAAAGTCCATATCTTTTAGTTCGGCAAACTCAACGGACAACATATCGTTATCCCACCCTGCGTTTAGGGCTAGTTTGTTATCTGCTATGACATAGGCTTTCTTTTGAGCGTCCGACCAACCAACAGCCGTTATACATGGAACTTCGTTTAAACCTAGCTTTTGCGCAGCAAGTAAACGCCCATGCCCAGCTATAATTTCATTATTAACGTCTATCAAAATAGGATTAGTAAAACCCCATTCATTAATACTTGCTGAAATTTGTGATATTTGTTCTTCACTGTGAGTCCTGCTGTTTCGTGCGTAAGGTATTAAATTTTTTACTTTTTTTCGCTCTATTTTATCAGCTGGCCAAGTTAAAGTTTTTTTCATTTAGTCCGTCCATAACTGGGTGCGTCTATATATGGTATTATATTCTATATTTAGAAAAAGAAAAGCCCTAGCGGAGCAGTTCAACACTAGGGCTAGTTGAGGCAAACCCCACATTGGGAGGAGTATGGAGCATATCACCCCAATGTCAGTATAACATAAATATCATATTCTATCTATTTTTTCTACGGCTAAGTATTCCTTGTAAGGCTGTAGATCATGCTCTGTTACTAAACCATCACGTACTAATTCATCTGCCATCTTGCCATGAATATAAAACTCACCAACAGGTTCACCTTTTTTTATTCGCTGTGCATTAATTATTTTTGGATCTGGATGCCAGTTAGGTGATACACTAGGAAGGTCACCAGCCGTTGCTATACTATGTTTTATAGCAGTAACTATATCTGCGCCTTTAGGCCACGTTCTAGACATATGTGCAGCTTTAATTTTAAGCTCTGCGCGACTAAAAGCACCCTCTATAACTTCCCTAGTGCTATCTGATGGAAATATTTGATTTACTGCTTTAGCAATAATTTTGATTTCATTTTGCTTTGCATCTTCATCATTCCTAATGTGTACTGGCACTGCATAGCTGCTAAGAATATTCTCTAATTCTTTTTTTACTAATTGTATTCTATAATCATAATTCATTTTTTGTACCTTTTAATTTATTTCTTTTATTGCTTCACGAATTTTACCCATCGCCTGTTTATACTCTACACTATCTTTGCCAAACAAACTACCAAAATACCAATCAGGTTCTATAGATTGCCATCCTTTTTCCTCTGCCATTGCCAAAGCATCTTCTGGACTACCATCGGCTATAAAAATAAATCTTAATTTTTCTGCTAATCTTTTCGCTGCTGTTACAGTTAAAGGTTTCTTAATCTGCTTACGATATTTAATAAAACTTTCTGCTGCATTATCTTCTATTACCCAATGAGATAAAATATTTTTAATATTATTTGGTTCAATGGATGGTTCTATTAATGGTTTGGGTGCATCTGGTGCAGGGGTAGGGGTGCAGGTGCTGCGTGGGTAGGGGTGCATCTGATGCAGGGGTGCAGGTGTTGCATGGTGTTCCCTAGTGTTCTGTAGTGTTCCGATACGTTCCAGGTTGATTGTATAATCTACAGTGTAGCCGTTTTTATGTTTTTTCTGCCCTGCTTCAGAAATTATACCAGAACTAACCATGTCTCTAATATTTGTTTGCAGCGTTCTAATAGCCATTTCCAAATCAGCAGCCATATTCTTTTTGCTAACCCATATACCACTACCATCATCACTAGCCTTGTCTGCCATGTACATCAGAATAGATTTTTGAGTATTAGAACCTACTTTTTTTGTTTGTACTAGGTTACTAACTAAATTTGACATTTTTAACCCTTTTCTTGTTGGGCAAGATCGTTTATAAAGACCTTGCATATTTCATTGGTTTTGACATTATGCACACAATGTACCTTTTTTGGAAGCCCATAGTTCTTCACGCTATGGGTTTTCTTTTACCAAATAATCAGACAACTTTTTAACTGTAGAATAATATACATCGTCACCACGCATTAACCTATAAATAGTATGCTTTGATACGCCAACGTCTCTTACAACTTTAGCCAATACACGTTTATCTAATCGCCTAATTATTTCCTCAGTTGATAAAATGCTTTCCATAAAAAAGTCTCCAATGTGCAACTTTATGGTTGCATATATAAGACTGTTTCCTATATAAGACAAGTATAAATTAAAAAGGTACAAAAAAATGGACACAAAACTTGGTCAAAAACACCCTGATCCGTCATTGATTAGGCTGTACATTACAAAAGCAATGTTAGAAACAACAGAAAAAGAAATGGCTGAAACAAAAGATGGTGAAGCAACTAATCTTACTTTTGGAGCTAAATCTAGTTCTGTTATTACGGAAGCAATAAACAAGGCTTGTAGTGATTTCGATAAACATGGCATTTTTGCTGGTATTATAAAGGAAAATGAAGATGCCTAATTTACCAGAAAAATTAGTTAAGTTGTTAAAAGAAGTTGATATAACACAACACAAAGCTGTTTGGGATTGTCATGGCACTCCTGTTCTTTTGCACAAAGCCTTAGAAAAAATAGCAGCCCATCATAATATAGTGTTCGATGCACCACAAATAATATCTTGTGACGTTAGTGCTAAAGAGGCTGTAATATGTGTTACTGGACACATGAAAGACGCTACAGAGTGGTCGATTGGTGAAGCAGCACCATACAATAACAAAAACAGTTACCCATTTGCTATGGCAGAAAAACGTGCCAAAGACAGAGTTATACTTAAGTTAGTAGGTTTACACGGTGACGTATATTCAGAAGAAGAAGCAGATGATTTTAAAAGCGCAAAACCTCAAGAGCAAGAATTTGCCGTTGCTAATATACAAGAAAAAGTTGATGCGTGGTTAGAGTTTTTTCAAACGTGTGGTTGGGATAAATTTAAAGCTAACCAAACAAAATTTAAAAAATTTCTTAACAACCCTAATATTGATGAAGATCAATATAACCAACTAATAGATGCAAGAGATAAATTAAATAAAGAATTTGGAGTAGAATGATTAATGAAAAATATTACAATAAAAGGGCGTTTGACGAAAGACGCAGAAATAAAATCATTTAGCAATGATAATAAGGTTTTAAACTTCAGCGTTGCTGTAGATGATGGCTACAAAGAAGATAAATCAACGTACTTTTTTGAATGTTCGTTTTTTAGAACAGGATTAGCTACACATCTTACAAAAGGCACAGAGGTTATTGTTGTAGGTGAGTTTAAAACACGTATGTACAATGACAAAACCTACTTACAAGTCAAAGCGTCTATTGTAGATGTTATTTGGGCAAGCAAGAAAACCCATACATCTGATAATCGTTATGCAGAGGGTGACAACTTATCTGACAACAATAACGAACAACAAACAACTAATGATCTTGACGATGAAATCCCTTTCTAAAATCCAAGTGCAATTGAAAGATGGGAACTTGTTGCCTTGCACTAGCTTTGATGCAGAACAAATAGAAGAACACAAACAGGGGCAGACGTTTGATTTAGTAGCCACTGGTAAGCGTTCTAACCCACAACACAATCTGTATTGGGCAACATTAAACAACGTGTGTAAGGCTACAGGAAAGTGGCCTACACATAAACATTTACACGATGAACTCAAATGGGCTTGTGGTTACGTCCGTATGCGTTGGAACGGTTTAGCAAACTGTCACATGCGTGTAATTGATAGCATTAGCTTCGATGACATGGATCAAAAAGAATTTAACAAATATTTTGAAATGTCGATGGCTAAATTGGCAGAGGCAATAGGTTATGACCCACTCTATATACGAAAATAAAGAGGATTATGACAACGAACAAAGAATAGCTGACATGCTTGCTGAGAAATGGAAATGCCAGATGTTACGCCAAAAAAAGTTATCACAATTTGACTTTATTGCTTACCGTGACAACAAACCATTAGCATTTTTAGAGTTCAGAAAACGCAATCAAAAGTTTAACGACTATCCGACAATGATTGTATCTATGACAAAATTAGTCGCATGGCATAGCTCAAAAGCAATAACAGGCTTGCCGTGTTTCTTTGTGGTAGAGTGGGAAGATGCCATTGGCTATACCGATTTAGAAAATTTTGTAATTTTTGGCGAATTTAAAATTAGTGCAAAAACACACAACAGACGCAATAACTATGACGATCAAGAAATAATAAGCGTTTTATCAACGGAGCATTTTAAATTAATATGACAAATTATACAGAAGAACAAATTATGATAAGAGCAATGCCTTGCCCATATTGCTTTGCCCAACCTAGAGAATTATGTGATAGAAAACCACAAGAAAACGGTATTGTGAGAAATCATCGTGAGCGTATGGAGTTATTCCATAAACACGTTTCTAATGTTACTTACGGTTATTATTATTTCGACACATATAGAGTACCAGTTACAAAAGAAGCATTTGAAAATGACTAACTTAGCAAAAAAACCACCATTGGGGCAGAAAACAAAAACAAAAATGAAAGATGAAAAATACTTACAGTCTATTAGAGAAATGCCCTGTTGCGTCTGTCAACGCTTCGGAGAGAACCAATTAAGCAATACAACAGCCCACCATCCAATCCATGATAGACATGGCACTCTAAAGCGTCCTGATAGCTCTGCTATACCGTTGTGTGAAGGACACCACCAGGGGTTATGGGATCAAACAAAAATAGCTTTACACAAACAACCTGAGTTATGGCGTGAAACATATGGCCCTGATTGGTCTTATTCTTCTGGATCAGTCCAAGATACTGACACGTAAAGCACTGGCCCTCTGTCTGGGTGGCAGTACATCTTTCTAGCTTTAATTGCAGTCACTTGCTTGTCATCCATAATAATTTTTCCAGAAGAGATACCGTCTAGTGCTGCTTTTATAATGTTGTCTAAATCAGGTTTTGTTGTATGCTGTAGAGCGCCATATTCAGCCTCCATGCGTTTTACCGTAGGCCACGATTTAGGTATTTCCATAAATGCAATAATATCTACTGCAACAAAACGTTCTGTCGGCTCTAGCTTTGCTTCTTGCATAGCTTTCCAAGCTGCTGCTTGAATACGACTTTCATATTCTTTTGTTTTTTCTGGCGTATATGCCTTGCCTGTCCTTGTAAATCTAGGTCTGCCCTTACCTTGTGGCTGTCCTGATATTTCCATTTCTACTTTATACACTGCTTTTACCTGTCAATTGTTTTTTATTATTTATAGTTTTTATCAAATTTTTTTACAATCTCAGTAAATTAATTATACACAAGGGGTTGACAAGTCTCATATCTGATACTATATTAGTAATATAAAAGGAAGGTACACAATGGAAAATTACAAACATATACCAGTAGAGTTTCGTGGCTTTGAGTTTGACTTAGAGGTTTATTACACAACAACGGAAAGCCAGTTCAGTGATGAAGTACAAGGAACTACCGTAGATTTCGACTACACTGATTTGCACAATCCTAGAAGGGCTAGGCCAATCTCAGCACGTTTAGCAAAAGCTATAATGGCAGAATATCACGACAGTATCCAAGAACAATTATTAGACGGAGATATATAATGCAATTACCAGACCTTAAAAAAGAAACTGTAGAACAACATATAGATTTTGCTTGGGATACATTTACTAAAGGCTTTGGCACATACGCATCATTAGGTGATGCACAAGAAAAAGCGCACGTAATTATGAAAGACTTTGACGTAATAGATTTTCTATTAGAAGAAGAAATAGATGAAAAAGCAACAGAGTATTGGAACGAATATTGGAGTAAATACCAATGAGTAGGCAAGATAGATGGATAGCTTTTTTGTGGGCGGTAATGTTAGGCATTGCCGTTTATAACATAGATAAATTTTTTGTGGTGCAATAATGGAAACTTGGGAACAAATGACTGAGAGACATAAGCGTGAACGTTTTAAACTAGTAGCGCAATTCTCTAAAAATACTACGCAAACAGAGGCAGCAAAAAAACTAAATATGTCTTTGCAAGCCTTAAACAACTTCGTCAAACGCAACAACATACATTGGTGGGTTATCAAACAAGGTCAGCGCAGTGAAAAAACTTAATTATCAACAACAACAGGAGCTAAAGTATTTTAAACAACAAGAAGCAAAGTGGTTAGAAGAACGGTTTAAACATGACGCTGACCGCAATGCGTTAAGAAACTATGAGTATGCAAAGCGTGAACTAACAGACTACGTTAAGTTACTTAGACAAAAAGGGTATAATATATGAACTACATTGAGGCATATAAAAAGAAGTTCAACAGAGAACCAACTGAAGATGAAATAGCAATTATGATGCAGTCAGTAGCTGTAGAAGATCAAGAAAACGCTAAACATAGATTTATGAAATTTAAACCAAAAGGCTTTGCAGCTAATTGTTATAAAGATTGTCGTGGGGCAGCCACAGGGGAACGTGGACTACCAAAATTATGATGAAAACTGCCCCATGCGAATAGTACAAAACCAATGGAGAAAACACAATGATTAAATATTACACTTTTATGATTCTTACTTATTTTGTTCAAGGCGAACCACTAACGCATCAAATACTATTTCCTAGCTATGACGCTTGCAGCTATTCTAAAGAGGCTATGTTCGATATAATGGAGCAACACCACGATAATGTGCTAATACACTGTAAAGGCACTACACACGCCTCTAATAAGCTTGTAAAGCCTATGCCTAGACCTTGACATAATAAAAATGAAACTTTAAAATTATATTTGCTTCTTTATTTTAGTTTCAAAAAAGCAGTACCTCTGGGGATTGGTCTCCTTGGTTCGATGGATATGGAAACCTCAGTTAGTCTAACCGCTGACTGAGGTTTTTATTTTAAGCTAACCATTTATAAATTTTCATAGTTTCTTCTTGGCGGTGCTTTAATCCATTGTAACCGCCATTAACTCTTTTTGTCAGGGCTTTTACGCTTTCATTAGTTGGCGCAACATCACACATTTCCCATAAATCATTTCTTTTGAAAAACCATAAAGCACTTTCCATAGGGTAATCTGTAGCAACTAAATCTGGATCTTTCATTACCTCTGGCAAATTCATGTCATTAGCAAACATCGCGTAATTTTCTTTGAAAGTGCATTGCAGAAAACCTCTGCCGCGCCATAGATACCCTTGACCGTCATTACCATAACGGTGACCATATACACGATCTGCTAGGGCTTGTGGGTTACGTGCACAACTTTCAGCATCTGCCTCTGTTTTAAAATACTTACCAAAAACTTTTAAAATAGCTTCTTTAGAATAATTTAAGTTTTCCTCTGTATATTTAAACGTACCACTTTCATGCACTAACTGCCCAAGAAAATGCGCCCCACGTTCTGGGTTTAGCACATAATGATTACAGATAGCTTTAGCGGTCTGTGGGCCAAAACTGCCATCAGCGTTTGCGTTTATTTTTGTTTGGAGTTTTTTAAGTGCATCACTCATTGATAAATTCCTTAGTGCCACATAATCGTTCATAAACCATATCGCTTGAATATGCTTCTGCCCATTTATTTTCCGTGAAAGTACAGAATGCCCATAGGTCATCAACGTCTTGGTCTATAAGACGTATAAGTTCATCTTGCGCTGATACAGTTTGTTTTAAGTGTTCCAAGTCATGCACAAGCCCAGAAATATACCAGACCAGTGCAACCAACTGTACAGCCATTGCAAAAGCTAACCCAATATTTACCTTCATTTTTTTACACCATAATATTTAGAAACAGCGCGATTACCAAACCAGAAAGACATAATCGCTGCGAACAATCCTTGTGTTTCTGGCGTCCACATTAAAGGTATAGCGTCTTGCCAATTACCACCTTCGTTAATAACCTTCATCATAACAACTACTTGTACGGCAACGAAAAGACCAAAAAAAGCATAAGTGATAATAGGGCGCACACTACCTCGTAATGCGTTGACAAAACCCCCTGCATCAATTGCATCATGTTTATACAATCCTTCTGTTTCTTTTATCTCTGCTTGCTTATCAATAATGTTTAGCTTTAGCTCATTACGCTTTGTCATCATTTCCATTTCAACTTGCATACGTTCCAAGTTGTGTTTGTGATCTTGACTAGCTTTGAAATAATTTAAAACTTCTGGCAAAAACGATGTACCAAAACCTAATAAACTACCTAACAACGTCATCATTGTTGCTCTCCATTTGAATGTTAGATTTTTTATTGTCAGCCTTTGCGCTGTAGGCATTAAAACCCATGAAAGCGGCAACCACACCTGATGCGGCAATTACGTAAACTGAGGCAATATCTGTTATTAAACTAGCAGCTTTATCAAAGCCAAGAACAGACGCTAATAATATTATAAATGGATAAATTAACATGCCAGCTAACGCAAATCCTGTAAATCTTCGCTCTGCGTTCCTCTTTAAATCGCGGTCTATCATTTCTAGTCTGCGATCTTCTAAGGCAAGTTTATTCCATTCGTTGCGTTCTATAACGCCATTGCCGTTAATGTCAGCTTTATCAAATTCTGTCATTTTTTTGACCTAGCATGTGCTATTGCTACTTTTTTGTCTTTGGTAATTATAACTACTTTTCCGTTTTTGTCATATACAATATATTTATTGCGAAATTGTTTCAGTATCACCGTTCTATTTTAATACACACAACTTTAGAATTATTATTTGTAACTAATACTTTAGCTTCTTTAAGTGCCAATTTACATGCTTCTTCAGTGCTATGACTGCCAATATGATAGTGGTCAAATGTTCCGCTTATAACCTGCAACCATAATAAAACCCACATTACCAGCGCCCTTGTTTACTACCCCATAGGTAAAATATAAAAAATATAACTGCTGCACCAATGCTGAAAATTACTGCCCCAATAGCAAAATTAATAAGACTATCAATTTGCTGTTGTTTCCTATATACTTCGGCTTTTCGTTTTTTTCGCATTTGCGCCTCTATTGCCAGGAGTTCTTCGTAGCCGCTTTTGCCGTAGTGCCACGTCACAAATTCTTTCATTTCTTCCCGAAGAGCCTGCATTTTCTTCTTATGAGCGAAAATTTCCAGCGCGTTACTGCTATCACTGCCTTTAAATGTTTTCTGCCAGAAGGGTGGATTTTTCTCACGTTCTTCTAAATTACCCCAATCGCTAAAGGCTTGCCCCCAACTTATCATTTGATTTGTACAGTCTTGGAGATCACGGCCTGCCGCCACAGCGCCCTTGAGCGCCTTAAATGCGCCACTAGCCAAAGCTACACAACTGACGGGGTCAATCATTTTTTCATTAGCTGATGAACGTCTCTACGCATTTCTTTCTGATCTTCGCGCATTTCTTCCATCAGCTTTATCATCATGTCTGTTTTCTGCTCTAAAAGTACAACTTTAGATTTATTAGTTAAAATATTATTCATTACCCACCACGCCGCAGCAATAAGTGCAGTGAATATAGCTATTAATATTGCTGTATAATCTGACATGGTTTTCATTTTAAAATCCGTTTGCAATAAGTTTTGAAAATTCACCACTCATAAGTTTCTTTTTAACATATTCCATGAACTCTTGCGATCCTATTTTTGCACCACACTCCTTTGCCCACATTTCTGCAATGACAAAAGGAATAGATCCAGCCAAACGCATTTCGCTATTACGGTTATGACCGTCTATATTTCGCTCTTTGTTAAAATCAAGTATGCGCTGCACGTCCTGAGAACGCTGCACAATGAGTTTATCATCTTCTGTGTGGTAAGTGGTATCTAATATCGTATCGCTCATTCTGGGGCTTCTCCACCTTCCCACGCCTCATTCACATCTGGGGTGTTGGGATCATCTGCCATAAGTTGGCCTTTTTTATTACGTGCTCGTTTAGGTTTATCTGTGACTTCTACTGCAAAACCATTTTCTATAAATACTTTCGCTTCTTCATCAGAAACTTCTACTTCTGCGCCTTGCTCTAATTGCTCTTCGTCGATAAAAGGTTTGCGATCTGTTGTTATTTTTATTTTCATAAAATCCTCCGTAGGTAGAGGGGCATTTCTGCCCCCCTAGACTTTATTATGATGCGTTTACGTCTGCAACGACACCATGTGCTTTTTGCGAAGTAACTTGAAGTCCATATTCGCAGCTTATTAGGCGGCGCTCTGACAGACCAGTTTTCGCTAATGGTTCTTGCTTCGCTGTTTGTAGATAAGCAACTTCCGCATAGTTTGGATCAAGAACAAATACATCTGGTGTATAGTCTACACTGCTAACTGTGCGCACACGCATATGACGCGATGGCACGATCTGTAACTCACCAAAATCAGAAATGTACACATCAATAGCAGCATTTAGCTTGCTATCTTCTGCTTCCTTGTAACGTGTTGCGTTACCAGTGAATGTAGACATTTTTTGCTTTTGAGCTGATCCACAAAGTACAACAGTTGGCTGTGCACCTGCATCCCAACAAGAAGCAATTACTGTTTTAAGCAATGTTTCTGTTAAAGCACGTAGTGTACCGTCTGTTGCTGCTGCGTTGACAAACCCAGCCTCACCTGTTCCTGACGTAGTACCATTAGCACCACCAGTACCACGCGAAACGTTTGAAGTTAAATAAGCTGGCAAGCCTGCTGTTTGTCTAGCAGTACCAGATGCACCTGCGCTGGCGGCTACGTTCGCCAATAACATGGCTTCCATATCCCGCTTTAACTCGCTTAGTTTGTAAGCAACTTGCTTTGCAACCGTTTGTGCATTTGCTACACCATTAACAGCTTGGTTAGTAGATGATACTTCTACAACTTTAGCTGAAATCTGTGTGTAACCACCTTTACGAACAGCATTAGTTGGCGCTGTATTAGACAACCCCACATCGCCCTCAATTTGGCGGTTTGCGGTAGTTGCTGCCAGGTCAACTTCACTCCATTCAAAGTAGGTATTATCGACATTACGAGAACCGATAGTGCTCATAAAAATAGTTTCAGTAGGGCTTATTGAGGCCATAGCTTCAGATAAATCTTCCCGAATTGTCGTGACGTCATACGTCTCGTTTGTATTTGCTGTAACAGCCATTTTTTAGTCCTTTCGCTAAGACAATAAATAATCAGCGACACTATTAATATCGCCTTTTTGCTTCATCCTAGAACGTGCTTGTTGTTGTTTTTTCGCTGAAACATTTTCACTACGCTTTGCACCTGGCTTAACCATTGGACGAGCGCCCTTTGATTTTTCAACAACTTTGTCTTTGTTTGCCATTAGCTTACGATAGGCAACCGCATCACGCATAATTTTGAACTCCCAACCATGAGTAAGTTTGCCAACAATTTCCTCAGGTACTCCGTAAAAAGACGTAACCGTTTCTGTAATATCTGTTAAAAGCTTCTTGCTTTTCTCAGGGTCATTCAGTTCAGGTATTTCTTTTCGTAAAGCTTCGGCTTGTTGAGCAATATATAACTCTTCGGCTTGTTGTTCTTGCGCGATTTGCTGTTGACGCAGATGATCTGCTTCGTCTTGAAACTTCTCAAATTCGGCAACTTGCTCACGGTATTGTTCCATTTTTTCCAAATAACCAAGAGGGTCACTATTTTGTAGTTCCTTTGGTGGTTTTTGCGGCATTTGTGGAACATCGCCATTGTTAAATTGTTCAAATTTTTGCAACAACTGTTCACGTTCTTGTTTAATAGAAATAGCCATTTGCTCTAACTCTTTTCGCGCTTGAGCGTTTTGTTCCATTCCTTTTTGGATATAATCTTGTCCAGCGCGGCTTCGCTTTAGCTCCCCAAGGGTTGCCTTCTTCATTACACCATCAGCTTTATATTCAATTTCGATGTCATCAGAAAGTTCCAAGGGAGCGGCTTCGCCGCCTTCAAATTCATCCTCACCTATAGTTTCTTCATCACTACTATAGTCAGTGTCATCCTCACTCTCAGCAACCTCTACTTCTGCCTCAGGTTCAACGTCTTGACTTGCCTCAACAGGTGTTTCAGTTTCCTCGTTCGGATTTTCGTTTTTAGGTGTTTCCATCACCATTTCTGTGACAGCGTCAATGCTGCCCTTTGTAGGTTCAGTTGCCATGCAGTGCCGTTCCTTTCTTTTCTATGAGCTTTTCTGCATTAATATCTGCTTGCAGAATATACTCTATTTCATTTAATGCTCGCAAAATGGCGTGTGCGTCCTCACGTTTCTCCACCTCACTCGCGCTGCTACTTGCGAAAACCTCTAACTGACGCTCTCGCAAATCCTTTAAAATGCTTTGGAAAATTTCATTATTTTGTAAAGATTTGGCTCTTGAAGCCCTAACCTTGTAATCCATTTCCCATTCCCATCATTTGTTCATTGTGTGGCCTTGGAGCATCTTGTTCTGCTTTTACTGCTGCCACATCTACTTGTGCACCATAAATGCCAAGTATTTTTGCAACTTCAATAGCCAAATCTTGTACCATTTCGTCGCGCTTTAAATCATCTTGCATTGCAAGTTCGTGCATTTTAAATTGCTGATCAGCCTGTGCTTTTTGTGCATCTAATTGTAGTTTTGCCATATCTACTTGCATTTTGCCTTGAGCTTTCATTTGCTCTGCGGCCAAAAATGCTTGGTTTGGATCACTTGCTGGTATTCCACCTTCTTGCTGTTGTGCTGCCATTTGAGCTTCTTGTTGCTTTTGAGCTATCAATTGTTGTTCACTTTCTGGTGTAACTGGCAAATAATAACGCTCTGAATTTTTTAAACCTACACTACTTAACATATCCGCTAATGTATTACGAACATTGGTCATTGTAACTAAGCCATTGTTAGGGCCATATTGTTGCCAAACGCTCATTTGCATTTGTAAAGTTTCGCGCAGAACAGCAGCCTTTTCGTTTTCTCGTCCAGTACCAACACCAACATTAACTATCATGTCCATGTCGGCATTCCAAACACGCGGGTCAACCTCTACAAATTGATTATTGAGCCTGATAATTTCTTTTTTATCAGTATTTTTAATTATACAATTTGCAATAAGTTTAAATAATCTACGCATACCACCTTCTGCTAAATTACGCGCAATAACCTCTGCTTGACCTGCCGCACCTTCCATTGTTGCCGCTACAGCTGTTGCTGTTGCCGACTGTAATATATCAGGGTCAAGTCCTTGTGCTGCTTTTGAAACGCCTGTTTTATTATCAACAAGTAAATCAAAATACTGCAATGCTGGTAATGTTGAACCTGCCGTAAAAGGAATTACTTGCTCTCGAATTGCACCTGATTGCTTAACGCGAACAATTCTACCAATTTCGTTATTTAATAAATCATCAACGGAAACCTGACCGTCAAGTATTTCTAAGCCAGGATTGTTTGTAAGTGCAACATTATCAAGTACACCACGCAGCATTGCGGTTGCAGCATCTTGATCGTCCATAATTAAATCAACTAAACTACGACCAAAAAAAGCATGTGGTTCTGGATCTACTTCGAAAACAGCAAACGGAACTTCATCTGCCAATTCGTAAGACAACATTTTATAACCCGACCCTGCCAATATAAATTGGTACAACTGAGGCATGCCAGTACCTTCAGCATCTATCTTCATATATGCCTCTGTAACAACAATTTTTCTTGAAGTTGGATCAGCATTTTCTGTATCGTCTTCGTCTACCGAATACCCTCTACGCTCAAACTCTGCCTCAGCTTCTATTGTGGAATTTGTTCCTGATATTCCTACAAGATCATCTAGGTCGTAACCCATCGCCAAAATATCACCAACTGTCATATCAGTGCGATGACCGATTACATAGAAATCATCAACGCTACGCGCATTACGATCTACAAAAAACTCTTCTGGAGGCACTGAGGTAATTAATATATCACCACCTTCTATTCTTCTGCTTAACTTTGCATCATAAATAGGCGTTTCAACATCTACACCATTTTCGTCTATTTCTACTTTTTGGCTTACTGTTTGCTCAAGAACCTCTATTTCATCCTCCTCAACAGCAACAGTAAATTCTTCTTCTGTTAAACCTTCAACAGTATAAATTTCATTTACGGTTTTATCGTCAAACATTACTTTTGCGATGCCGCATTTTTTTACCATTGCATCTTGGAAAACGTCATTAAGCATACGATAACCATTATTTTGCATAAATTTATAATTTGCATATTTGGTCATTTGCTCAGAAACTTGTACATCTTCTGGCATTCTTGGTACAAATTCTACTGGGTTTTCTGTACTTAAAAATACACGCTGTATAGATGGTTTGATGCCGCGAACAACATCACGGCACTTTGTAGCAACTACTTTTGATCTACCTTGCTCAAAACCAATATCAACTTCACCATCAAAGTATCTTTGCGCTTTTAATCTTGGTTCGGATATTTCACTTTCAATAAAATCAACGGCATCTTGTACAGCTTTTTGTATGATGCCTTCAATCGTATCTTTATCCATTGGCTCTAGACGCATATTATATTCCTTTATTGAGCACCAGTTAAGCGTTGCATCAAGTTACCTTGAAAATTAGGATTTTGCGCTTGCATTTGCGTTGCTGCTCTTAATCCACCACGTTTTAATGTATCTGCTGTGGTTGTTAAATAATCTTGTAATACAGCTAAACCACTATCATCTTGTAAAATTTGTCTAATTCTATCGGCATCACGAGAAACCATTATTTTTACAATTTCTGTACGTTGACTATCAGTAAGTTGTGGGTCAGCTTTTTGAAGCCCTCTAAATAATAACCTTGCAAGCGCGATTGCTGACGACCCACTTGCCATATCAAGACCAACATCTAGTAAATCAAAACCACCTTTTTGACGTTTTACCAATTCAGAAGTAATTGCAGTTGGCGTTGACCCTAAAACCTCGTTCACTGTATCATTTGCAAGTTTAGATACAGATAATTTTCTAAGCATTTCTGGCAGTTCTTGTTCTGGGAAAACTTCCTCTAAAACAGCACGCATACTGTTATCTTCATCTAGCATTTTTCTAATTGTACCTGCCGCAGAACCACTTGCCAACATTCTTCGCAGCTTTGACATTACGCCAAGTCTAAATGCTTTAATTTGCTCGTCACCTTGTGTAAGGACTTTATCCCACTCCATTTGTAATAAATCAAAATCAGGATTAGCAGTGGTTAAACCTCTTGCTGTTTTCCATGCGTCATTTTCCGACATCATTTGTGCATATGTTTGCCGCGCTTGTTGAGTTTGAGGGCTGATATTGTCGATAATTCCACGCAATTCAAGCTCAACTTGTTTTAGTGCTTTTGCAGCCATTGGATTATCTGCTTTATATAAAGCATCAACTCTATTCGATATTGCTCTCCTTACTTTTTCGGCTTGTGCTATTGTTGGCGCACCAGTTATATTTACATTTCCAGCCTTATCTAATGTAAAAAACATTTTTTCGCCCGAATATTGCATTGCTTCTTTTACTTCATCAAATGCTCTAGGAACTCTACTGAAAATATTAGCCATACTTGTTACAAATTGTTGCGGTACTGGATTTTGTCCCCAATCAGCATCATCGTACAAAGAACTTGCTTTTTCACCTAAATCATCAAGACGATTTGTTTGCTGTTTTAAAATATTTCTATCTGTAACACCAAACCCACGTTCTAACGTTTCAACAACTTCTTTGCGAGTTTCTTTTCTGCGACCACGTAAACCTTTTTCCAATTCTGCCGCAGCTTCTCCACCTGTCGCGCGATATGTTCGCACCATGTCTCGCATGGTAACATTTTCTGCTAATATTGATCCATCCATAAGCTGTTGAAAAGCATCTTCTGGCGTTATACCGCGCTCTTGTGCCAATCGTTGTATTTCACGCTCCGCAACAGCACTTGCTTTACTGCCGTATTGCCTTCTGGCATAATCAATCAAACCACCAATAGTTTTGCCAATGAGTTTTCCAGCAACTTCACCACCAGCGCCTAGAACCATTCCTGTGCCAGCACCAGTTATTGTTTCGTCAAGTCTTTCACCAACACCACCTTCTGCCGTTCCAAAACCTGTTAATGCACCTTGGCCACCACCTACTGCAACACCTCCAGTAACTGATTGTGTGCCTCTTGTTCCTAATAATCTACCAGTAACTCTACCAATTAAATTGTTAAGCAAAGGAAGTCTTGTGGCAAGAGCTGGTAATGCAGCTCCACCAGTTAAAAATGTAGCAATAACCGCAGGAGCAGCCGCACCAGCAATTTCTGCACCAGCAGCTTCTAGAGGTCTTGCTTGCTTATACGCATCTAAATTGCCACGAATCTCATTTACTAAATCTTCGTATTCACGTTCAGAGCCAATACTTCTAATATAAGCTTCTAACTCATCTGCTGTTCCAAAAGTAATGCCTTGCAAAAAAGTTCTGCCACGTTGTGTTGGCGTTTCTTCTTTTAATTGATCGGCCTGCGCTTCTTCATTAGCTATACGTTTTTTATATGCTTCTGCGGCGGCTCTTTGTGCTTCTGTAACCATTTAATATTCCTAAAGAAAAGGTGCTATTTCGGTTTGCGTCATACGGTTCCAATCTTCTTGTGTTAAGCCTGCGTCTTTTGCAGACTGAGGAATTATACCGTTTGGCTGATCGGAATTTTCAGTACTTGATGGTATTGGAGTAATTGATATTTGCTGTGGCTTAGAAAATACTTGTTGTGCTATATCATCTGGTATTCCGTATAATTTTGCAGTTCTTAAAACTCTGTCATATTCGTCAGTTGATTTTTTAAACCACGTTTTTGCGGTATCACTCGCCACTTTAAAAATCCGTTGCCTTACATCATCAGCCAGCAAACCTTCACCTGTTAAAAAGTTTTTAAACGCGTTTATTGCAGCGTTGATACCACCGCCAGCACGTGATACAGCCGCACTTTCTTCACTTCGTACAACACTTTCTGGGTCAAGAATTTTTGCAAAAGCAATGGTAACAGTTAAATCATCAATACCCGAACTTATATTTCCTTCTTGTCTGCGAGAAATAGCATTTTTAATTAAATTATAACCATTAAATATTTCGTCGTAAGGTCGATAAATTTGCCTAAGCTGCCCATTTAACTGAGCCACTACACCAACTTGATCTTTGTCTAACTGGCTTATAGCTTGGTTATCTTCGTAAATAATCTCCCCAGTTTTTGGGTCAATGAGTCTGTCACCAACTTTTACACCAGCCGTACCTTGCTGATCAGAAACATACTGAGAGTAAATAGAAGAAGCTGGCAAACCAGCTAATATTGCCTCTGCATATTTTTGACCATTTGGCTGTGAAGCCAACCATTGTGCTGTTCTGTTTTGAGTTTCTATTTCTTCTTGTCTTGCAATATCTCTACCAGCTTGCTCTGCAACACCTTGAAACAATCCTGATCTGTCCATAGAAGCCAGTGTTTGACGTACCCTAGGATCGCGCAGAAAACCCATTAAACCCCTTGGTTGTCTCTGCATTTGCTGCATTTGTATTGCTGTTGGTTGCTCTGCCATGATTTACCCTAATTTAAAAAAATCCGCCTAAACTTCCTAAAACACCAAATAGCCCAGGAGTGCCACCAGTTTGTTGTTGCGCTGTTGGCAGGCCACCTAAAATACCAGTGCCTGTTTGCAATGCTTGTGGCCCATATCCTAAATTTGTGGCTGTTTGTCCTCTTGCGGCATCTAACATTGCTTGCTGTTGTCGCTGCGCTCTTTCAGCGGCTCTTTGCTGCATTTGTAGCCCTTGCATACCTTGACCAAATACTTGACTGCCTAAACGGCCTAAACCACCAGCCGCTGCCTGTTGTATTCCAGCAGCTTGAAATTGCCCACCAAAGGTTGCTTGATTAGCAGCCTGTTCAAGTTGTGCTTGTTGTAGCGCAAACTGATTAGCCGCTTGCATATTTCCAGCCCTTGCCGCTTGCTCACGTGCCGCGGCGGCCTCACGCGCTTGTTGCGCTAATTGTTGTGCTTGAAATTGCTGCTGAGAAGCCATTGTTCTTGCTTGTTGTGTTTGTCCAATATCAAATTGCCCAGATCGAAGGGCCGTTTCAAATGCCTGTTGCCTTTGCTGTGCAGATAATGCTCCAGCTTGACGTAATGCTTCACCAGCCAATACACCTTCTTGCACTGCTTGGCGTGATCCACCAAATGCTCTTGCACGTTGTGCTTGTGCGGCTAAGTTTTGAGAAGCCAATTGACGCTGACGTTCAATGTCTGCTTGCCCAGCTTCTATAACTTGCTGTTGGTAGGGTGACATATACGGCTGCAAGTTTGTTGTTGCTAATTGACCAACTTGTATTTGACTAGGGGCTTGTGCTCCTTGAACCGCACCAACGCCCTGCATTTGTTGCGCCTCTCCTAATCTGGCAGCTTCCATCGCTTCTGGAGAAAAACTAGCTAATCTACCATACGCATCTGCTGCTTGTGTTTGGTACTGTTGCGCTCTTGCAAAAGCACCCTGCATTGGTGATTGAGTTCCAATCATCTACCACCTCCAAAAATTCTGCTAATAGCTGATCTAAAACCCCTTCCACCACTAGGATCTGTTGGCGTTCTGTTACCTCTAGCTACTGGCATTCTTGATCGCGTTATTGCACCAGAGGTTCTTGTTATTCTACTACCATCAGACAAATTTCTAGCATTAACTCTGTTTGGCATTCGTGAAACAAGTTGCGAAACTAAACCACCAGTGCTTCTATTTGACGAATCCATATTTCTGCGATTTTGTTCTATTCGCTCTCTATTTCGTCTGCTGCGCCTACGTCTGCGTCTACGCCTTTCCCTTTCTTCTTCTTCTGGATCAACAACAGGCTGTGTTGAAGCATTGGGATCAACACCCCTTGGTAAACCAGTTACAGGGTCAATAAAAGGTTGACGTAAATAATCGTACTGACCAGGAAAACGCTCTGCAAAAGATTGTTCCATTTGTGTTTGGAAAGGTTGAGAGGTATAAACTTCCATTCCACCGATAGTAGTAGTTGGCATACTTGGAGCAGAAACCTGACCCAACCCTAGACTTTCTAAAAGTTGATTTGTGCCACCGTACATTTGAGGTTGATCCATAGCCATATATGTTGGTAAGTTAATTGGCCCAGCTTGATACTGTCGCATCATTTGCTCAAGAAAATAATCTCTTGCTTGTTGGACTTGTGGCTCTAATCGTCCTTGAGACGGTGTACCAAACAAAAAATCCATAATACCCATTTTATTTCTCCAAAACCTTAATTATCTTATAGCACAATTTATACACATTTACACCCCTACCCATGTAATCTTGTAATTGACAAAGTTGAAGCAGGAATATTTGGCACTGGTGATGATGCAGCCGTAGCATTAAGAAATCCGTCAGTGCTATCTGTCATCCAATTTACCTCTAAATAGTCATTTGCCGCTACTGTAAATATTTGGGTTCGTGATGTGACAAGAGTTGCGTTGTTTTGATGTAAAGCTGTAGTCATTGCGCTATTGTTAATATCTGTGCCGTTAACGCTAGGCCAAAAGTAAAAATGCACAGTACTTGCAGATGTAGAGGATATTTGCGCCGAAAACGCTATGACGTATTCCCCTGCCTCTTCGAACACAATTCTACTTGCAGGCGTGCCTAAAGTAATACCGCTGTTGGTTGTTTCAGCCGTGTACGTAAGCTGATATTCTGTATTTGCACTTGCTGCCGTTACGTCTGCGTCAATGTAAAAATCACCGTGGCCATCTTCTAAAACTATTTGACGCCACTCACCATTTTTACTGACAACAGGATAACCGTTTACACGATCATATAAAATTGTACCATCTTCAGCCGCAGAACTGTACTGATCTTTAGCGTCTAATTGATTAAGAGCCTTACCAAGAAACTTCCTAATATTTTCAGCCCACGATTGTATATCTGGTGTATACGGTGGTACTATTCTCATCTTTTGCCACCTTGACGTGCATCTAATCTCATAATCCCAACACGCCAGTCCGTAGCAACATTTCCCTCTACTCTCATGCGTACTTGCCTACCTTGAAACCTTACAGATGTGGGGCTACTCATACTAAAAGGTCCATACTCACTTTCGGTAGAATTTGGATAAAACCTTGTTTTAAATTTTGCTTGAACATCACCTTGTGTTTTTTCGTCAGGAATAAGCTCTACAACATTCATTAAATTTTCGCCATTTCCAATTGCTATTGGACCTGTTTCGGCAAAAGGCGTAGAACTATCGTAGTTAAATCCTATTTCATGTTCGTAAAGTACACCATTACTTTTAATAAACATTGGATACCTAAATACACCACGATCAACCCCTGCCGTTCTATCTATTGAACCTGTTGTCCAAATATTTTCTGCATAATCATAAGCAACGTAACGATTACATTCGGTACTGTCTGCGCTTGGATAAAACCACCATATTTCGTTCCATGAAGAATTGACCACCGCACTTACTTTACTGCGTTGATCTGTGTTAAAATCGGAAAAAATGTAATCACCTACTTCACAAGGCACGTCTTGCACTCTGCCACCAGAGTAATTAAAAAATCCTCGCTGCCCCATCCAGAATACACCATTATCAACAGATACAGCCGCAGCCGCACCTATCAAGCCACATGATGTACCGACACGTTCAAAACCGTACACAAATGGTGGCCCTTGGTATGTCATCGTATGAGCATCTTCTGTGGTTAATATTAAAGACTGACCTCTAGTTCGCAAACCTTTTAAAATCACACCATTCGTTTGTATTCTTAAATCGCCAGCTTGGTTTGTAGCTGCTGCTGTCCAAGTTGTGTTATCTTCCTGGTCAGACCATTGAACTTTTCGTGGATCACCTCCAGCACCAAAACAAACCACAAAACGCTCTTCCGTAACCATAAAACCAGAACAAGATGTAGGGGCATTAGAAACTTGTGCAGCTTTTGTAGAGTTATTAAGCTGCCATTCGTATAGCTTGCCGTCATCTGGTGACATGGCTAAAAGATATTCGCCCCAGTTATCTAATGACCAAACTGTAGCTCGTAATATATTTTCGCTGTCAACTCGCGGCAATCCATATTCTTCACGTCCATAAAAACTAGCTCCATAACCAGTATTTATTGAAGCATCTACTCTACCAGCAGTTAAGCCAACAGGTGTTATATCGGCAGATGTTCCATCAGCTTGTAAGGCATAAAGTTTATTATATGTACCTGTTGCTAAACGTCTATTTGAGCTGTTATCTTCCCAAGCTATTATTGATCTAGCAACACCATTTATATTTACACTTACTCTTTGACGCCATCCACCTATTGGGCGTAAAGAATCTTCATGCCACCTAACTAGATTGACGTCACGCCACCTACCTTGTGCCATGTAATCAGTGCCATTTCTGTACTGACCTTTTGGAATTTGCATAGAAATTAAAGGCATCCATCACCTATGTCTTTACTAATAACTCTGTTGCTGAAATGGCAGTCCCTGCCAGTACACTTGGGCTATCCGCTGTTGTGCTTATCGTTCCATCTGTCTGTACGTAATATTGTTGCCCTGCGGTGAGGCTAGATTGCTCATCATTTACTGCACCAATAATATCTACAGTTGCACCCTTGGTGTCAGCTACAGCGCCACCTTTGGACATACCGATATAGTTCTCTGAGGTAATGTTTGTAGAAGTAAAACCTGTTGTAAACACTCTAGCAGTTCCATAATTACTGTTGTTTGCATCACGATATGCAAGAACAACTTTTTTCTGATCTGCGTCATATGC